TCTTAACCCACGTCAGTACTACGAACTTATCACTGCTGTTGGTTCTAATGGACTAATAAACAGAGATGCTCAAGGTACAGCTTTACAGTCTGGTAATGGCATCATCGAAATAGCTGGTATCAAGATCTACAAGTCAATGAACATTCCGTTCCTTGGTAAGTATGGTACAGCTTTCGGTGGAACAACAGGTGTAACTTCTCCTTCAAACATGGGATCACATATTGGTCCATCATTGGAGAACGCATCAGGTGCTTCAACTGGAATCAACAACGACTATGGTACTGCTGCTGAAGTAGCTGCTAAGTCATGTGGTTTGATCTTCCAGAAAGAAGCTGCTGGTGTTGTAGAAGCTATTGGACCACAGGTTCAAGTAACTTCAGGCGACGTTTCAGTTGTTTACCAAGGTGATGTAATCCTTGGAAGAATGGCAATGGGTGCAGATTACCTAAACCCTGCTGCCGCAGTAGAACTTTATGTTGGTGCTACAGCTCCTTCAGCGTTCTAAATTTATACATTTTATATGGGAGCTTCGGCTCCCTTTTTTTTATGTGCGCACCAAGCAATGTCATGGGAAGGGTTAAGGATGACTATCGACCTACTAAACAGAAAAGATACGATGAGGAATTTTATCCTAACTCTAATTCAAAAAAAATAATGGACGCTTATAACGCAGATCCAAGTAATACTACAAAAAGTAATTCTAAAGTAGCTGGTCCTTTTTATTCTTTATATGAAGCACTTGAACAGAAAAAGTGGAGTGAAAAAGACGATGCAAAATATATCTCAGGTTCTGGAATGTCTGCTGCAAGAATAAGCAACCCTCAAGCAACAGCATCAGTTGAAAGACAAAGAGATTACACCTTAAACAGTAAAAATAATTTAGAAGCTGCTTCAGATTACCAATCTAAGAAAGAAGGTAGTGGAAGTAGAAAGAAAGGTGCAACAAGTTCTTTAAGAATTAGTAAAAAGAAACCTAAATTAAATACACCGACAAACAACACTCAAAGCGGATTAAACATTTAATAAATTATGACTACTCAAATAGCAACCGATACCGAACTATCCGCAGTGAACTCTATCTTGGGTAGCATTGGTCAATCACCTGTTACTACTTTAGGTACTGTAACTACAGACTCTACTAATACAGGACAAGAAATAGTAAACACTTACGCCAATCCTCAAATTGCATTAATACATGGTCTTCTAATGGAAGTGACTAAAGATGTGCAGAACGAAGGCTGGCATTTCAATAAAGAAGATGATGTAAAAGTTTCTCCTGACACCAATGGTAATTTTATAATTCCTACTAACTATCTTAGGTACGATATCCACGATGGATTGTATGACAGAAATAGAGATGTGGTTAGAAAAAATGGAAAGTTATACGACAACGTTTTACACACAGATGTTTTTACTCAAGATTTCTATTTCGACATAACCTACTTACTTGCTTTTAATGATGTACCTCCAGCAATTCAAAGATACATAATTGCTAGAGCTTCAGTAAGAGCAGCAACACAATTAGTTTCTAATGCAGATTTAGTAAAACTTTTACAACTACAAGAAGCACAGACTAAAGCTACTGCTTTGGAATATGACTGTGAGCAAGGAGATCATAGCTTCTTTGGTTTTCCACATGGAAGTAACTATAGATCTTATCAACCTTACAAAGCACTTATTAGATAATGGCAAACATAACACAAACTATTCCAAATTTAGCTCAGGGTATATCGCAGCAACCTGATGAATACAAAATTCCCGGTCAGGTAAAAGATATGGTAAATGCTTTACCTGACGTCAGCCAAGGATTAACAAAAAGACCTGCTGGAAAGTTTGTGGCATCTTTATCTGATGGTTCAAATAATTCCACAACTAACGGTAGGTGGTTTCATTATTACCGTGATGAGAACGAACAGTACATAGGACAAATAGCACAGAACGGTGTTATTAAAATGTGGGACTGTTTAAGTGGAGCAGAAAAAACTGTAGTCAATGCAATAGGAAATAACAATTACTTGACTCATACTGATGACGAAGATATTCAAACATTAACCTTAAATGATTTTACATATCTAACTAATAGATCTAAAACTACAGCAATGGATACTGCTGGAAATACTTTAGAACCAGACACAAATTTTCAGAAAGAAATTTTTCTGGAGTTAAAAAGTATATCTTATGCAAAACAGTATTCAGTAAATATTTTTGACAACAACACTACTTCAACTGTGACTACAGCTACAAGGATTAATGTTGAACGACTTAGATCAAGTAATAACTACTGTGAGAGTGGAGGTCATATGGTAGATCATGCTTCTCGTGGTACTCAAATACACAGATGTACTGAAGATTCTCTGGACGGTAGAGATGCTTTTGCTCCTAATGTAGGAACTAAAATATTTTCCATAGACAGTGGTATAACTTTGGTTGATGAAGGTGCTGTTGGTGGAGAAAAAACTGATGGAAGTATAACTAATAGATCATATAGTTATTCAGTCAGTGTTTATAACTCATCTAATCAATCTGGTCAGTCTGGTCGTAAAAACTTATATTTTCGGATATCTACAACAGGTCAATCAACACCTTTCGGAGCTGGTACTAATGTTACTTATCAAGCAAGATATACAACTACATATGATCTACTACATGGAGGCGAAGGTTGGCAGCAAGGTGATTACTTTTATGTATGGATGAAAGATGCTTTTTATAAAGTAAGTATAGAAACTATAAGTACTTCAGTTGTCCAAGGAAACCTTGCTTTAGTTAGACCACAACCAACTCCTTTTGACACGGAAACAACTATTACTGCTGAAAGTATTCTTGGTGATATAAGGTCAGCAATAATAGCTAGTGGTAGTTTTTCTGCTAGTGATATTACTACTATTGGAACTGGAATGCACATAAAACGTAGTTCTGTTTTCAATGCTTCTACTCCAGTAGGTGAACTACTTAATGTGGTTGCCGGGAAAATAAATGATGTAGGTGATTTACCTAGTCAATGTAAGCATGGAATGGTAGTTGAAATAGTTAATAGTGCTGCTGATGAAGATAATCATTTTGTAAAATTCTTTGGTAATAGTGATCGAGATGGTGAAGGTACATGGGAAGAATGTGCTAAGCCGGGAAGAAAAAAGAGGATTCAATATTCCACTATGCCAGTGGTTTTAATAAGAACTGCTGATGGTAACTTTAGATTAACTGAATTAGATGGATCTAGTTATACGATTTCAGGTGTAAGCTATACAGTTCCACAATGGGATGATGCTTTAGTTGGTGATGATATAACTAACCCTGAACCTTCTTTCATAGGTAAACAAATCAACAAGATGTTGTTTTTCCGCAATAGATTATGTCTACTTTCTGATGAAAATATAATTTTATCTAGACCGGGAGATTTCTATAATTTCTTTAATAAGTCAGCTATACAATTTGTAGCTAGTGATCCAATAGATATAGCAGCTAGTTCTGAATACCCAGCAATTTTATATGACGGTATTCAAGTAAACACAGGTTTAGTTTTATTTACTAAAAATCAACAATTTATGCTCACTACTGATAGTGATGTATTCAGCCCTACTACCGCTAAAATTAATGCTCTTTCTTCTTACAACTTTAACTTTGCAACTAACCCTATCTCTCTTGGTACTACAGTAGGTTTTCTAGATAATGCTGGTAAATTCTCTAGGTTCTTTGAGATGACGAATGTTCTTCGAGAAGGAGAACCACAAGTAATTGAACAGAGTGCAGTAGTTTCAAAATTATTTGAAAAAGATTTAAAGCTTATATCTAACTCAAGAGAAAACTCAGTTGTCTTTTTTAGTGAAGAAGGTTCATCTACTCTTTATGGTTATAGATACTTTGACCAAATTGAAGATAGAAAACTAGCGTCTTGGTTTAAATGGACAGTGACAGGAACTATCCAATATCACTGCATGCAAGATGACAATTTATATGTAGTTGCACGTAATAACAATAAGGATCAATTACTGAAATATTCAATAAAGATGGACTCTAATACTTTTGCTTTGGCAGAGAACAGAGTACACCTAGATCATTTAATGTCTACAAGTGGTTGGAGTTATAACGCAACTACTAAAAAATCTACTAAAGCTAAGCCGACTGGTTTAGAAAGCGTAAATCAACTTGCAGCTTATGACGTAGATACTGGTAACAACTTAGGTAGATATGGTCTTATTACTATAAACGGTAGTAATTTAGAGTTAGATGGTGATTGGTCTGGTGAGACATTTCTTATTGGATATCAATACACTATGGAAGTTAATCTTCCAACTATCTATTACCTTACTCAAAGTGGTACTACATGGAAAGCCGATACTAGAGCAAATACTATTTTGCATAGAATTAAATTTGGCTTTGGTCCAGTAGGCATTTATGAAACAACTTTAAGTAGAACAGGAAGAGTTGATTATACAGAAGTATTTGAAGTAGCTAGTGCTAACCAATATGTAGCAAACACTGGAGCAATAACTGACGATAATATTTTACGAACAGTTCCTATTTACGACAGAAATATAAACGTAGCTTTAACACTTAAATCAACACACCCAGCTCCAGCCACTGTTCACAACATGACGTGGGAAGGAGTATATACAAAAAATAATTACGAACGTGTTTAACATCACCCTTACCGAACAAGAAATACGTATTTACATGCAATGGCTTAAAAAGAATCGTATGTATAAAGTTATGAAACTACCCCTAGGTAATCCTTGGGAATCTTGGATGCAAGATACTTTGGATAAATTAAACAACATTATAAATGAGTAAACATATTCACCCAGCAACTACAGAAGCTGCACTTCGTGTGGCTTCTAATTTATTACCTGATGATTATCGGGAAGTTGTAGAAGGTCATGGACATGACCCTTTAAATGCTCTGGTTGTCGGAGTACAAAACTCTGAGTCAGTTTATTTTACTAACCCAGATAATGAGATATGTGGCATTGCAGGCGTCTATGAAAATGGAGCAATCTGGATGTTATGTACTCCATTTATTTTAGATTATCCACATACCTTTGCTAGAGAAGCAAAGCGTTTTGTGAAGTCAAGACAAGACAAGTTACTGTGGAACATTGTTGACGAAAGAAACAAAGTCCATATCAAGTTACTTAGGTTTTTAGGTTTTAAATTTCTTAGGAGATTTCCCTACGGACCAAACAAATTATCCTTTATAGAATTTGTACGAATATGTGCAGTCCAGCAGCAATAGGACCAGCAGTGGGAGCGATAGGCTCCGCGATGGGAGCTTCTCAAGCAAACAAAGAGAAGCGAAGACAATACGAACATCAGCTTAAAGTCCGAGAACGTAAGTGGATGCAATCAAGAACTACTTACGCAACTAAAAAAGTACAGTTTGAACAAGAAGTTGATTTTGCAAATATTGCAGCTCAACGTGCTTATTCAAGAACACAGAAATCTCTTTATGATGCCAGAGCAATGGCACTTATACAAAACGAAAGTGACTTCAAATCTAGTCTTCAAGAAGAAGGTTTGATTGAAGCAAGAGCAGCCGAAAGAGGTGTAAGAGGTAAGAGTATAGCTAGAGCCTTAGTGCAAAATGCTCAAGGTTTAGGAATAAAACAAGCTATGCGTAGAAGAGGTTTAACAGCTTCTTACTACGAAGGTCGACAAAATATGGAGGATGTCAATAGACGTCTAAAAGGTACTGTAAGAAAGTCCTTTGGAAAAGTAGCACTTCAACCAATAGCAGATATGGCACCACCAAAACCAGTAATGCAA